CAACTTGCTTTAAACGAGTACGACCAGAAACAAGAACCGCAGATGTATTGGTATGCGCCGCCTTGACATCATATTGCATTGTCATGATTAATCTCCTTGATTAAAGACGGGGGCCGAAGCCCCCAGAAGATCAGTCAAAGTTACCGTAGGGGTAAGTTGTCAAGTTACCGATGTTGGGATCGTTCTGTGCGTAGCGCATTGTAAAGTTGAACTTACCGCCAGTAGGAGCCGCAACACTTGTACCCGTGATGGACAGTGTAAACACAACTTGTGAGAAGAAACTAGGCTGTGTGCCAACTTGGGGGTTTTGAATATCCGAAGTTGTGGCAGTCATGTTCAACAAATTTGTGCCAGTGAAAGTGATGGTTTGACGACCAGCAGTACCCACTGTGGTTGTGCCAAGAGCGGCAGTAGCGTAAACAGGTGTTCCGCCACCAGCAGTGTAGTTGTTAGAAACAAACACGCTCACATTACTCAATGTTGCGCCACTCTCGCCAGTGATGGCAGAGATATAGTCAATATCAAAAGTAATGATTTGGCTATTAATGGGCACATACATTACCACGCCACGATACACCTGAGTAGATGTATCAGCAGGCAGAGTTTGCACGGTTGGGCCAGTAGTTGTAAATGTGGAGTTTGGTGTGTACACAACACCATTCAAATTGGGGATGGTATTGGAAGAAACAAACTGTCCTGAACCACCGCTGTAGCCAGCAGTACCAAGAGTTGTGTTTGATAAATCAATATAGCAGTCTTGCTCTAAAACTGTATATCCAATATCACGAAGGGGGCCAAAACGTTGGTCGCCCGAAATAATTGGGCCGTCAAATGTACTGCGTGCCATGATAATTCCTTATGCAAAAGTCTCTTGTTAATCGTTGCATCGTGACCCCTGGGCGGGCTGGCAACAAGAGAAAAAATCCCAGACAGCTCTTAATATACACTAAATTTTAAACTTGTCAACAAATAAAAAAGGGCCCCTTTTGAGGGCCCTTTCTTGATCAATATGAACCGTAGATTCCTAATGGATCTGACCAGCCGAACGAATAACGCTCGCGTGATTTGTATCTCACGTTGCCAGTATCAAAGTCGCCGTCCATTGAATTTTGCAATGGTGTACGCTCAAAGTGCTTCAAGCCATTTGGAACGTCTGTGGTCAAGAACCATGCATTAGGCGCGGTCAAGAAGTGGTTAACGGTATAACCCTCGGGGATTGAACCATTGTTCTTGATAGCGTTAATGTCATTGTTGTTTGTACCAACGCGCAATTCTGTTTCGAGCAAACGGGTTGCAACAAACATTAGTGCTGGTGGGACAATCAACTTCTTGGGGCGTGCAGCGATCAAAAGACCACGCTCGTCTGTCCAAGCTGCGATTTGAATGACGGCATTCTCAAGAGAAGTCTCGTTCAAGTCAGCGGCTGTGGAAGGAGTGTTGGCGTTTGTGCCACCGTTCACCAAGGGGTGAGCAGAGTTCAACAAAGACACGCCATCACCACCAGGAAAGGCAGCGTTGTAGGCGTTGTTCAACACGTTGGCAGCTTTCACCTGTTTGGTGTAAGCCATCGCACGGGCCAAGCCTTTGGTGTAGCGAGCAGACAAGCTGTCGTACAAATTATCCTCAATCGCCTCTTCAGTGATTGAGAATCCAAGAGCAATGGTCTCGTGGTTGTAACGTGCTGTGAAAGCCTCTTGCGCATTATCGTAGCTGAGAGCTGTACCCTCGGCCTTGACTGGTGCGGCTGAGAAGCCTGACAGTTTTGTTTCCTCTTCAAAGCTACGCTCTGATTTCTCAGTTTCGTAGATCTCTTTGTGCTCTTCGCCGTAACGGGCGTACTCTAGACCGAACAAAGCGTTCAAACCAGGGAGCAACTCTTTAAGCAGTTGTGCGCGTGAAATAGCCATTTAAGTGCTCCTTAATTAAACACCAGCAGTATTGGTCATACCTTGGAATGTTGCATTCCATACGACCAAAACTTCAGGATAACCAACGAAAGATAAGTTTGTGCCTGTGGGTACTGCAATACTGGAAGCCAAAGTAACGGTTGTGCCGTTAACGTTGGTTACAGAAATATAGTTACCTTGAGCAACACCACTTACGCCTTGAGCAATCAACTGCATTCCGGGCTGGATTGCAGAATTTGATGCTGTCAATGTGATGGTAGTACCAGAAGTATTAGCGTTGCCGCCAACGGCAGAAACGGTAACAGCGGTATCTTGCACCACGCTAACAACACGCCAAGGTAGCAATGTAGCAATACGAGTATTACCAGATGTACCAGAGCTGATCACAGCGCCAGAGACGGCCATTGCTGAGTCGCCAGTAGTGGTGTTACCTGCTGTACCTGTAACGGCATAGAGATTAGTACCAATAAAGGTGGGGTTAGCATAGCCAACTGTGGAAGCTGTGTTGGACAAGGAAGTACCTTGAGCAACCATCACTGCTTTGAACACAGTACGGGGATCGTCAATCACATATCCAACTGCGTAGTTAGATGATGTGCTTGCTGGCCAGTATTGACCGCGAACGATCTGACTGGAAGAGTTTGTGTACTCAGCACCAACGAAAATGCCCAATGTACCAGCTACAGGAGTAGCGGGGCTAGAGGCAGCAGACATGGTGGTGGCAACAATGCTACCGTTAGATAGTTGAACAATGTCACCATTGAACAACGATGTACCATAAGCAGTAGCAATGGGATACATGCGAGTTGACCCAGAATAGGGCAATCCGCCGAACTCACTGACCGCTTTAAACCCGTATGGAGCGGGAATAATTGGATAAGCCATTTAAGGACTCCTGATTAAGTTTACTTGGCACCTGCACCAAATCCGCGTGAAACTGTAGAGGTTCTCTCTGCAAATTTACGCATCCTTGGATCGTTTTCTTTCATGAAGCTGTTGTCAACTGAATCCATCTGGTCTTGTGCTTGTTTGGCATAGTACTCGGTGTAAGCCCGTACATTCTCGGTAGAGTTTTTACAAAGTATCAACCCACCAATTTCTACGTTGCCTTCCGCGTTGCCTTCAATCATAAGCTCAGGATGATCAGCCGCTTTGACTGGTTCCCAGCCATCACGTCTCATACGAGACATTCTGGTGTGATCCGCTTTACCTAAAATATGTGTCATGATATAACGAAACTCAACACCGGGTTCCGGTGTGGGATCGGGTAAAGCACTTGTGGGTTTGTATACCGCACGAGCAGATTTTTCGCGTGTTACTACGTCACGAGGTGTTCTGTTATCAGCCATTTTGTTGAGCCTCCAGTTTTGCTACTTGCGCAGCGTATTGTTGTGGTGTTAGTCCAAATTTCTTAGCCAGACCCAGTTGGGTCGTTGTAAGTTTGACTTTTCCTGCGGTCGTTGAACGCGACGCAGGCGCTACAACAGTTGAAGGCCGTCTGGCCTCAGATCTTTTTTGTTCTGCGCTACCAAAAAGTTCTGGAAACGTAGAACGAACGCGAGCATCTATTTGCTCGTAGTATTCGTCAGAGCGAGGATCAATCCCCGAGTTCACTAATTTTTGATGCAGCCCTAGTGAAAAGCTGGTAACTTCTTCAAACCCTTGCGAACCAAACCACTGGTTTTTTGCCTGCCAGCGCAGTGACTTTTCGTCTGGTTGAACCGTTTGAGTCTGTCTAGGTTGTATTTGTACCTCATTACGTTCTTCTTGTAAAGGGGTAGCACGATAATTTTTTGTGCGCTCCAACTCCATTTTGGCTTCAGTCAAAGCTTCTTGCGCAGCAATGATAGCGTCCGTGTCAAAAGCTTCTTGCGCTTCTTTATACTGACGTCGAGCCATCGCAATATCTGCCTCCGCTTTTTGACGAGCAGTGGCAATGAACGCTTCCTGACCAAAATTAACATTCTTCTTGAGGCTTTTATTCTCTTCGATTAGATGCTGTGCGAGACGCTCAAGCTCTTGTTTCTCCCGCATGACTGTCTCTTTTGAGCGACGCTCATCGTGTCTAGCATGGGTTAACTCTTTGATCCTGTGTTTGACTTTATCGGAGTAGTTTTCAATTTCTTCATCCGTGGGGTCTTCCACTTCACGATTCAAAGGCACACGGCCACGGTCTTGGATGGGGGTATCGTCTACGACTTCAATCTCAATCTCAGGCGCATCCGCCTTGATATCGACTGTTTGCCCATCTTCTACTTCATCAGGGAACTTGTATGGTTCATTTGCCATTTAATACTCCTTAAGCTCGGGTAATTCCACGAGGGTCTTGCACAACAGCATCAACTTGGTCATCGTTGATGATACGAAACTCTTTACCAAAAATCTTTACGCGCGTACCAGAATAGGTGCGAGTTAACACAAAGTCTCCGGGTTTACACCAAGGGCCTCCTGGGGTTTTGGTTGGATCGGTATAGGCTGCTGGGCCCAACTTCAGCACAAACAAAACAGTGGTCGCGTGTTGTTCTTGCGCCGCATATTGCGCGGGTCTGTACAACTCCAACTCGGTTCCGTCAATCTTGTCAGAAATCTCAGGCACTCCGCAAAGGATGTGATACCCACTGGGGTCAGGCAAAACGGTTGCTTTTTCTTCATCCGTTGCATCCTCGGGTGGGGCTTCCACTTGTTCAATGGGAGGCGCCATCTTAATTTCGGGTGGCAAAATCAAATCACTCATCGTCTTCTTCACTTTCTTTTAGCAGGTCTAGGAGATAACGCTCTGCAATGGCCAGACCCGAAATAAGCCCACAGAGTTTTTGGTATTCTTCAAAAGAGCGACAGCCCCCACCCGCCATGTCATCGGCGTAGTTGTTCATGTCGGTGCGTAATTTGTCGCGCAATACGCGTGCGAATTGGTCTATCATTCTTTAGGTTCCTTTGAATTTTGTTGTCGAGCTATGTTACGCTGGTGTCTAAGATTTTGCTTGTGCAAAGCTTCTTTGTGCGCCATATCTTGTAAGTGCTTTTCTCTATCCATAACTGTTTGTGCGTGCTGTACCTTTAAGTCTTGTACGCTACCAGCAGCTTGCATAAGCAGTTCTTGACGTTGTTTTGCGGCTTCTACGCGAGGATCCGTTGAGGCCATTTCTGCTCTATGTTTAGCAATATCAATACCTGTTGTTAATCCTGTTTGACGTTCTTGAGAATCCAACACATCTTTTCTGTTTTTGGTATCCACCGCAAACTTCATGGCGCCAAGCTGTGAAGCTTCTTCTGCTTTTTGTCGATCAATGGCAATTTTTGCAATGGATAGTTTGGCATCCAATTGTTGTTGGGCTTGTGCAAGCTGTTGTTTGGCTTGTGCAAGCTGCGCCTCCATCTGGACTTTCTGCGCTTTAATCTGCACCTCTTGTTGGCGAATTTGCAACTCTTGCTGCTGCATCTGAATGACTGGATCTTGCTGTTGTTGCTGGGCTTGCGCCTGTGCAGCGGATGCCTGCGCTTGCTGGAGTGCTTGTTGTGCAGCTTGAGCCATCATGCCTGACAGCGCCATCTCCACTTGTGGAGGCATCTTCTCGTCTTCGGGAGGCATGGGCATACCCAACTGCTCTTCAACTTGTTGACGGAAGACATACCCAACGTGCTCAGCCATGTGTGCTTGGAGTGCAGCCATGATCGCTTGTGCTTGTGGGTTTTGACCAATGATGGCCGCTACTGTCGGGTCTTGCATCAAGGCTTGATGCACCTGAATGTGCGCTTGATGGTTCTGGTACTGGAATGCTTTTAGGGGTTTACCCTTAAGAACTGCTTGGTTCTCAGACACTGGATCGACAGGTTTTTGGTCATCTGGCAACGGCACGAGCTTATCCGCATTCTTAATCCCCAGCACATCTAGCATAGCTCTGTGAAGCACAGGCATGTCATAAATCTGAGGAGCTTGCTGGGCCATCTGCATGACGGCCTGATACTGTACTACGCGCTGTGATAGTGTTGCCGCGTTGGGGTCTGACACTGGAATAATGTCGACTTTGTCATAATCTGCTTGCTTAGATTTCTTGCCGCCGTACTCAGGGTCGTAAGCGTAGTCTGGATCGGTGTAGTCGCGAATTAAATCTTTTAAAAGTTTTAACTCTTGTTTTAACGCAAAATGTACACGGGCTTGAACGGCTGTGAGGACTTTAAGCTGACGCTCAAGCAAAGCCAATGTTGTGCCTACGGGAGCTTGGGCATTCATGTCAGACACGTTCATGTCTGCGGTTGCCGCAAACCGCCTGCCCTCATCCACTATCTGTCCAAGCAATTGGAACAAGACGTTGCTGGGTTCTTTGTAAGGTAGCGGTAAGATAGAGTCTCTTATGTTTCCTGATGCGACATCGACGTCCCTAAATTCCCCTGGAGCAATTGGTGTGTCATCACCCTTAATGCGTAGTCCCCGTGACTTGAGGCCTCCCGGTAAATTGGAGAGAGTTCCTGCGTCAACGAGTTGTCGCATGATACTCGTGGCCGACTTTGCAAAACCCCCGATGAGATGGAATAAACCAAATCCATAGGCACCAAAGCCGGGGATGTATTGGTAGTGGACAAAGTGTTGTCGTTTGAGTTTGAGTACATCGCCTTCCTTCCAGTTTCGTCTGATTGAGAGAATGGTGTTTGTGCCTCTAATCAAAGTCACAACATAAGGATGTGCAATGCCTGTCTCAGTTCCGTCTTCATCAACGTCTTGGAAGCCGTCTAAGTCTAAGTCAACGTGGCACTCGTATAAGGTATAGCGGTCATCGTTCAAGTCACTGAACCCTGTCTCATGATCTTTGGCTTGTTTAATATCATCGCGCATCCGTGGAGGATCGGGCAACTCACAGTCTACATAAAACCCAGCCGCTTGCAGTTTTAAAATATCATTCTTGGTTTTGCGCATCACATGGGTAATGCGGTGGCATGTGTCCATATCCGTAGCCCCATAGGGCAGGATGATATCCTCGGCTGGCACAAACACTGAAACTTGACGTCCCAAGTTGGGATCAAAGTACACTTTCTTAAACGCGGAACCTGTGGCGGGGAGTGACCACAACATGCGCTCATGCTCTGGCCTGTACTCTTTCATCACGTCCGTCAGCTCATGATTCATATCATCCTGAACGTTGGTGGCAATCTCGCGCGTCTCAGGTGTTTCTTTACCAATGATTTTACTGAGCACAGGCCCTTGGGCTGGGAATGTTTCTGTGATCATCTCGGCTTGAAAGCGCACAACGGCTTCCGTAATCATGGGGTGGAACACACCACAAGCGCCATCCCAAGGTTCTGTGCGCTCCTCCATGTGCAAGCCCAACAGTTTTAAGCCCTCGGTGTAAGCTTTCTCCCAATCTTTGCGTGATGATCTGTCTTGGTCAATGTCATACTCAAGATCACCTGCAACCGTTTGCAACCTTGAGTCACTAATATACTCGGCCAAGTTGTCATCAAACTCTTCATCACCTTGCGTGGAGTCTTTGGGCATGAGCTCAATCTCCATGTCCCCCGCTTTAATATGCACTGACTCTGGGTCTTCAATCTCTATTTCTAACGGTTCTTCGTCTGCACCCAAGGCATCGAGCCCTTCAGGTGCTTGGTACAGTGACTTGTCAAAACTACTTGTTGCCATGATGATCCTTAATAATAAGCTGCTGTGCGACGGCGGCGATACATCGGCTCGTCTCGCTCATCCGAGTCTAGCGAAATAAACCCACCTTGCCTATAGCGCATCAAGGCTTGTGACGTAGTGTCTACATAGTCATCGTTCTCGCCAACGGGGAAAGCCGCCACCTCTTCAATTACTTCTCGTGCCCATCTTGTGTCTGGCGCCCAGACCATGCCACTGGCAAAGAGATCAGACACAGCGTTAAGCCTGACCATCTTATCATTGCCCCGACTCGGATTGGTCTCTTGGACAGGTATTCCCATTGCTCTAAATTCCTGGATGAGTGGAGCTCCAGCAGCCTTTTTTTCCACAATGAACGCATCGGGTTGCCATTCTTTCCAATGTTTAAGCGCTACAGTTTTGAGTTCGGGAAACGCCATGCGGTCTTTAAAAGCATCTAACAAGATGATCTGCGCCTTGTCATTTTCCTCTTCATTGTAGAACACGCCCCATGTTGTACATGCAGAGTAGTCAGAATTATTTTTAGTCTCAAAGGCCGTATCCCAAGACTGGATCACATAGTCACAGGTGGGCGGATCGTCTTTGTCCCATATGCGCCAGTGTTTGCGAGAAATAATCGCGCTGGTGTCCGAGGTGGGTTGTTGCATGTACTGGGCGTTCCAGTACCGTGGGTCAAGAGAGGCTTTGATCTTTTTGAGGGAGTCAAGTGGCCACTGCTCT